AGGTGTTGTTTGATTAGTGACATGAACTCAGCAACAACAAGCGAGAGCAGAATTGAAGAGTTGAGGTTCAGTGTGCATGTCAGTCACGATATAACCATATCCCTCAACACGAGAATCTACCTCACGTTGGAAATCTTTCTTGTTAATGTAACGCTTAGACTGCTTACAGTTGGAGAAAGTAACTGTCTTAAAGATGAGGCGATTGCTGATAGTTCCATCCGCATACTTGACGGGATAGAAGTCAACAATCATGTTGGCATCCTTGGAAGTAAGTTGCATTTGGTGCGATTCCTTTGACTCTTATAGTATGGCACCTTTCAAGGCGCTTTGCAAGGGGTAGTGGACACTTTGACCAACTGGCACACCTCAGAAGAGGTTAGTCCATTGTTTATGCTTTGCTGCTGTAATCCTTCCCTCTGCTAACATGTTGTCGCACACATTGCAGAAAACTTGAAACTTTTCCTCACGGGTAAGTGTATGCGGTTGAGCACAAGTTGCGATCACTTTGAGCATTTGTGCCTTGGAAGTAATCATGAGTTTCAGGCGTTGATAGAGAAAAACAGGTGATCAGAGTCTAAAGCATTACAGGCAGGACCAGTCCAACCGATAGAACGAATGTCAGTATATTCGTCACTATCTGATAGCATGACCGTTGCAGTCTGGTCCAGGTAATGCTCAGGCAACTCATTCAAGAGTGCTTTCAACTCCCGATAAGTTCCACGGTTCCAGTCAGTTTGAGGGATGTACATTTCAGTTAAGAACGTGACGATAATCAATGGACTTGATACACCAACCAGATGCAGATGTGATTTCTTCGACTAGATCATCTCCATCATTTGCCTCCCAAAATGTACCAATGTAGTCTTCATAAACTTCACTCATTTCCACCTCAGTCATGGGGTAGAGAGCATCATCAAAATCAAACTCAATTTCAGTAACTTGGAATTGCATAATTCAGACAGAAGGATTAACAGAAACCTCTTTAATGTTCAGTCCACAAAGTTGCTGATAGACACGATTATTGATAATGTTACATGCATCTTTGGCACGAGATTGTTCATACCAACTCGTGACACATCCGTCGTTGGTTTCTACTTGAACTCGATAGATCTTAGTCATTTGGGTGAAAACCTTTGACTTTTATAGTATTGCACCTTTCAAGGTGCTTTGCAAGCGATAGTGTGCAGTCCGTCAACTGGCACACGCGAACTTTCCATTGTTAAAGTTAGCGTGAGAGAATTGCATACGATCAACTAGTTTGAACATGCCATGATTGTTGGTGCGAACATAGCCCTCACCAGAACATTGACGATTGCCGATGTATGCCTTAGGACCATTGTTGCGGCAAAGGTGAAGCATGTCCAACTTGATTGAAGAAACCAGTTGCCACAAACGCAGGACATTTGCATCGATTTGATTAGCAAATGCCAGTGCATCTACGGTAATGTCATCAATAACGAGACCAGCACGAATGACGGCATTAAGTTGTTTCTGAATCGATGCAGATACGCTAGGAGTTAGGAACTCACAAACCGTAGACATTTGACGTGCGAAACCAACAATCTCGGTGAAATCTTCATCGAGTTGCCATGCACGGGGTTGCACGAACTTACAAGTTTCAGTATCTTCAAACGTCGGGAAAACGTCACCATCACTTACAACAAACGCATCTTTAAGTTCACCTGTGGTTGCATAGAAGGTGTGAGGTGCGATGATAATGTTTTGGTCAATTACTTCATCAAAGACATAAGTAATCGTATTGGGGCAAAAAGTATCATCACCACCAAACCCAATAAAATCACCTTGAACAATCCCGTAGTAATCAGGAAGGCAATCAAAACAATGGTGTAATATATCAGCAACAACCCCAGAATGATTGCGATCAATTTCTTCATGAGAATGATTGATCTTGATCTTTACTTTGTTGAAGACTGATTTGGTTCCGACGAAGAACTTTCCGTTGGCAGGATTCGTTCCCCATACAATAGCGGGACAACCGTCAATTTTAACGCTAAGAGTGCTAGCATCAGTGAACCAATCGAGCACAGTAAGATCACCCGTGAGAATTGCATCTTCTGGATGTTGGAGGTGAGTGTTTTTCATGCTTTTAGTATGGCACACAATGGGGGTAAAGTCAAGCGATGGTGGACAGTTTCAAAATTGGCATCATTTCATTGCATTTAAGAGGGGATTGTTGGTAGATTTTTTAATCCACTCCTCTGCTTTCTTATAGTATTCTGCACTATTCTCAATGCCAATGTATTGGCGATTTGTATTAATGCAAGCAATGCAAGTAGAACCCGATCCCATACAATTATCCAACACAACATCACCTTCATTGCTGTATGTTTTGATAAAGTATTCAATCATTTCAACTGGTTTCTGTGTTGGATGAAACTTCAAAGGATCGTCATTGTTAATAACTGGAAACTTCAAAACATCACGGGGATACCTAATTGTGGTGCCCCCAGTGTTACCCAGTCTCTTATCTACATGATTATAGTTTCTCTTTTCTTTTGGTGCTGGGATGTTATCTTTGGGCAGAACTGCGTTCATAGGTTTATGCCCAGTTGTCATTTGTGGATTGTAAGTTGGCAACTTGCGATAAAAGATGAGAATGTTTTCATGTGCTTTCATCGGCATCTTTTTAGCATTAAGATGTCCCGTTGCCTTATTTTTCTCCCATATCCACTCATACTTGAAATCTTTCAAGTTTGAACAAGCAAGCACCTTGTCAAATGGTGGTTGTGCGGTAAGCACAATCGCACCATCTTTCTTTACGACTCTATTATATTGTGCCCACAATTCATCAAAAGGGATTAAAGTGTCCCACTTGTTTTGAGTTGTTCCATATGGCAAATCGCAGAAAACCATATCTACACAACCATCAGGAAGTGTAGACATAACCTCTAAACATTCTCCGTTAAAAATCTTATTCATACTTCTCATCAGATCATAGGAATGGGGGTAAGATTGCTCACGTTGATCTCCTCATAGTCTGATTTATTCTTCTGCTCAGTTACATTCTCAATGTCAAAATACAGATCCATTGTCTCAACAGCACCGTGATATTGACGTTGAAGAACATCATCCAACTTGGTGCGATTCTTGGCACTGATTACATCATCGAAACCAACAACATCGCCTGCTGTGTTGAATCGTGGCGCAAGACGTGGGAGAACACTTACGAATAGAATCTTTTCGATGCTGTTACAACCAGGAGCATAGTACAGTCGTGCTGCTTCACCGATGGTAGTATTTGCGTAGTTCTTGATATTTTTGTTCACGTTGCTATTGATAGCTTTGGCAAGAATTGCCACTCTCATTTCACCATCAGCATCAAATCCTACGATGTCAATATCAAACGTGCCACCGAAAGCATCTTCTTTCAGTTGATATTCAAACTCCCAAGTATATTCTGCGAGATCAGGATTCTGATTCAAAATATCATTTAGCAGTGCTTTGTGCAGTTCATCAGTACGCTTACTACTACGAACATTCTGAAAGGAAGTAGTCAGAAACTCGGTGAGAAACATTGCGTTTGATTGATTACTTTGTAATGATACAGGAATCCAGCACCCAAGTCAAGAGGTGGTGGACAGTTCAACCAACTGGCACACTACCCCCAGTGATTCATATATTCTTTAAGAGAATATGTTTCATCGGTGCATGTCCCTTCGATCAGATCTTCATCGGATAAAGTGTGCAACCACTCGAAATGTTCCTCTGCTGTCATATCTTCAAATGGTTCATAATCATCGTGGATTAGATACTCATACTCTCTTTGAAGTGCATCAATTAGTTGTTCTCTGGTGTAGTTCATCGACGCACCACACTATCAAGCATCTCACCTTTCTCGAAGACGGTATCAACAACGTTCTGCAATGCACGTTCGGTAGCTACACCAACCTGAGAATATACTGGCACCACGCAGAGTCCAAAGGTCTTAGATTCTGCACCCAGACGCAACACACGACCGATAGTTTGAGTCATCTCAATCACATCCATGTTACGCAGGAAGATGACAGTTTCCAGTTCGCTGACGTTGATACCCTCAGAGAGAATAGAACGGTGGAGAACAACAAACTTCTTCTCGGGATCTTTACCCCAAGCGTTTAGAGTGTTGAAGAACTCCTCACGATTGACCTTGCGACCATCAACAACTGCACCAGTCTTGGATGTAATATAGAGGCAAGAATAACCACGCTGAGCAAGTTGAATCGCAAAGTCAGTTGCAGACATCAGATTCATAAGTTGACGTGAAGTCTTGACACAAACCAGAATCTTCTTGGTGCCAGTCTCTTCGATCGTATCAATCACGTTCTCAGCATCAGTCTCACACGAAATCATTCGCGTATTCTTGTGCATGGAGAACTGCTTTGCTTGAATACGAGGAGGGATAATGTATCCACCTTCGACTAGTTCAGGAGCAGAAACACGGGCAATGATTTGACCATAAACTGCCTCATCATTCATGCCTGGCTTATTGATAGTGACCGAAGTCTTGCGTGTTGCAGTAAAGAAGTAGCAACGATCTGCTGCATCAGAGAAGAACTCAGTTGCAGGGAAGAAGTTACGCTTGACACTGTTATGTGCCTCGTCAAAGTAAATCGTATTGACCTCAATATCTGCCTGCATCACACGTTCAAGCGAATTGTAGGTGGTGAAGATCAACACGTTCTCACCAGCAGTCCGCGCAGTGTTAGCAAACAGGTGAATCTTATCTGCTTTGGTAGTAGAATAGTGATGAGTTTCACCACTATGAATGTGCATGATGTGAGTGTTGGAAGTATCAATCAGTTCCAGAAACTCACTGCACAGTTGTTCAGCAAGAAGAATACGCGGAGCAACAACAACCGTAGTGGTGCCATTGTTGATAGCATCATGTGCGGTGATGGTATCTTGAATCATGCACATGGTTTTACCACCACCAGTGGGCACAATCACCTGACCTTTATCATATGCAAGCATACGATCAGTGATGCGCTGTTGATGTGGACGGAGTTGCATTGATTTCCTATCGATGAATGTAATATACGACAAAATCACCACCCCGTCAAGAGGTAGTGGACACCATGTCAACTGGCACACTAATAACTGAATAGAAACTCTTTTACGAAGGTTTCTGATTGTTCTTTGCCGAAATTGCTGGACAAATAACCAGCCACAGGGTCAAGTTTGGTCATGTAAGCATCAAAATCTCTGTATGTGTTTGTATCAGTGCCAGTTGGTTTTGCACCGTCTAGCATTGTTTTATAGTGAGAAAGATAGGTCTTGAAGTCATCAAGATAGTCATCAATCTCCTCCTTCACACACTTTGCGATGAATAGATTCTCTGAGAAGTGATTACCTGGTTCAAAGAATCGTATGCCACCTTCACACTTTGGCAGACCATCTACTGAGAACAGATAGTTTTCTGTGGGATGTTGGAAGTCAAAAGTGATAACAACCTTCTTAGGAAAAAACATCATCAAGTCCATACCAAAACAAGGTAAGTTAGATCCTGTCTTTGGATAGATGATAGTATTATAAATGCAGGTCTTATCGTTCCAGATTTCTACCTCTCTGGATTTAAGAATATACTTATTGCTATACAGTTTGGCAGAGAGATTTAGATTCTTTCCTTCCCAATCTGCCCAGTCACAAATGTTCTCCAAGTCGGGAAACATATCCCACAGAACTTGTTTGTAACTGTGCCACACATCATTTACTCTTGTGCTCGCCATTCTTTCCTCATTCGTTGATACTCAGGATCATACGCAGCTTTATCACGAATCACCTTGAATACTGCTGCTGCTTTTGCTTTTTCATTCGTTTTCCAATCTGATTCTTGCGGACGAACTTTCCCGTTACTGTCATACTTTCGTCCCGAAGAATGATTGGCATACCTTCTGGCGCGAGTGAAACCCATTTCAAGGAACTTTCTTGCCATGTCCATACCAATAAAATCTTTGTTCCGTCTGTAAGTACAGAACATTTTGTATATCACATCAGAAGATTTAGTAGCAGTTTCTTCATCTACGAATCTCCAATGAGCACAAATATCGTTTGTATAAGGGCGTACCAATAGAACTCCTTGCTCTCCCCTTCCAATACGATAAAGTCCACGAATTTCTGGATCCGTGAAGTCAAGATGTTCATAATCCAGTTCATAATTAAACTCTTTCATTGTGGACAGGACTTGAAGAACTCACCATTAACATAGCACGAATACTGAGATTTGTCTATGCGTTCTTTTGGAATTGGTGTGAGATAATACAGGACAGGATCACCAACAACATAGGGAACATCTTGCAAACATCCTGCAAGAATACAACCGACAACAGGAACAATCATTCTGGATCCCAGGGACTTTCTTCAAATGATTCCAGTTTAGCAAGAACTTCCTGATTATGTTTTTCGAGAGCACACGGCATTGCTTCTTTAAGTGCTTCTGCTACATTCTCTTTGAAAGAACGATAAGGAATGAAGATATCATCATCCTCAGTCTTATACTCTGGATGTTTTGATTTGAACTCAACGTCTACATCATACAGAAGAGATTGTACAATGTCGTTAATGACTTCCATGTGTCCAGATGTAAGTCCAGCCCAGGATGTATTGGGGAACATATCATCCTTGACACGATTTAGCAGTGCTCTCTTACAATGC